CATGTGTAATACCAGTAATACCACCACCAAGACCTACACCACCTAGTTTCATTGAGTACCAAGCTACAAGACCATAACATTCACCATTACCTAGTGTAGTACCTTTAAGAGAGTCTAACTCACCAAGTACCTTCATAGTCTCTGTAGCTGTCTGTACCTCTCCTGTAGCTCCATTAGGTTCACCACTACTAGCAGTACCAACAATACCACCAAAGTCAGACATTCCTGAACCTCTATTGTTGTTACCATCAGACTGTCCTCCACCACCTGATGAGTGGAATACAGTACCAGTATTCATACTATCCGTAGGCTTAAATGAAACGTGAACATGGTCTCCATGGTTCTGAGTCTTATTACCTCTATCAGGCATTAAGCTCCATACTCTAGCAGGCCCATAGATGTTATTGACATTCATGAAGAACTTTTGCCCCCATATTACATAGTCAATATTAAGTTCATCCATGTTCTCGATTACAAACCCTGCAATAGTATCACCAAGTCTGTAGTTATCATTAGTCATGAAGTCTACTGCTAGTGATTGGTCTGGTTGGTGTCCTGGGTAAGTAATGAATTGCTCTTCAGGTGTATTAGTAGCAATAGCTATAGCTCTTTTAACCCTAGCTACATGAGGTTGCCACGCACCTGTAGCTCCATCCCAATGGCTTCTAATGATGTCTCCAAAGGCATTACCATCAATTAAGTCATAGTATCCATTAGAACCATCTGAAGCATTTGTAGGTTGAAGTAACTGTGCATCAATCTTATCAAGTATATTATCATTGTTTGAGTTAATACCTGACCTTACATCATTTGCTAAAGAGTAGTAAGAAGCATACCCTGCGGCAGCATAGTCAAACAAAGCTCCACCAATTTGAAAGAGTCCTTTCATAAACTCATCAAATGTAGTTTTACCTTGGACATTATACATCTTTTGGTTGTTACCTGCAGTTTGTTCAGCTAGCAAATACATGTAGTCGATAAGGAAGTCATCTACAGATGCAAAGTGCATATATGTACCACCTTCATTTGAAGGTCTAGCACTACCTGTAGTAACTACAACACCTGAAGGTCTAGTACCTGCTGTACCAGTAATACCACCCCAGTTATTATCTGCTTTAGCTACTGCTGAGTTACCCCAGTTAGATTCAATATAAAGTTGAACAATGACACCTGAAGGAAGTAGGTTGTACTTAGCACATCCATCAAGGATAGTTTGTACTAAGCTTGCAGGAAGTGTATTACCACCATAAGTAATATCACCACCAGTATACTTCTTGTCACCACCAAAGGCTGAGCCTTTAGTAGAACCACCTTCTTTAAGTCCTGTCTTAACTCCATAAGGTCTAACAATGATTTTAAACCACCAATGAGCAAACTTATCAAAGTCATAAGATATTGATGTATAGAACTGAGCAGGAACATTACTTGTCATTACTGATTGATACTCAATACCATGCAAGTCGGTTACTGAGAACCTTCTTTGAAACCCTTGTCTTCTCCATCTTTCTGTAGATGAATTGACTGCATTTAAGAGCTTCTGTGCTTCTGTCTGCATCTATACCTCCTTATCGTTATATAAGTATTTCTCTACTGTTAATTTAAAGCTTGTGAATCCATCATAAGTAGTAGTAACTGCAATCTCTGAGATATAGAAGTAATCGTCTTTAGACATTACTTTCTTGAAGTATTTAGAACACTTCTCTGATTTAAGTAGTCTATCTACAAATGTAAGTCTTACTTTATCTCCTACATTGTAATTATTAGGTAAGTCTTTGATGTCAAAGGTATAACCTACCTTTCTTCTACTGTGGATGAGTTTTCTTACTGCTTGTGTATAAAGTTGTCTACTAGCTACAAGACGGTCTTCATCTGATAACTCTTTGTTGTTGTTAGCTACAGGTTGGACATCATTAGATGTGAATGATTGCTCATATACCCTACCTGCTTCAAGAGCTAGACCTTCTTTATCCAATACTGCATAGTCACCATTATTGTTAGCTCCAAAAGGAATTAAGTCAATGTAGTCATAACTACGCTCAGTATTTACTTCCTCACCAGTAAGGATAACAGGAAAGTCAGGATTCTGTAGATAAGGTCTATTATAGACATCTCTAAGAGTAAGAGTAGTAGTACCTGAGTCTGACTTATCTGTAAGATAGATACCATAGTTAGTGATTGTAGTGAAGTCTCTTTGAGTTACTAATTCATTACCTAACAAGTTAGTTTCATTAACCATTAACTCTTTATACTGTCCAAACCTACCAATCTCAATAGTTCTTTCTTCAGTAAGTGATACTCTCCAAAAGACATCCTCAGTCTGTTTACAAACATCTGTGAGAGCTTGTAACTTATCCTGGTTAGAGAATAGGTAAGTGATAACAATATCATCTGTACCTTCTTCAGTGAACTTATAAGTCCAATTCTCATCATTGAACATACCACTAAGCTTAGATAACTCAACATAGTTTACTGAGATACCATCATCTTTAGTAGTATTTTCACCTTTATCTACATCCTTGTCTTCTTTAGGCTTTTCAGTAGTTACTTCAGTCTTACCTTTATTGTAACCATCTTTAGTAGTTACTGTAGTAGTAACAGTACCGTCTGGTCTAGTAGTTACTGTAGTTTGAACATAAGCTCCTTTACCAGTAACTACTTTAGTAATATGACTGACTACTTCTCTGGTAGTACCATCTGACATCTCATAAGTAGTTGTCTTAGTCTTACTACCATCCTCATTATAGACTGTGTTGATGGTCTTGTTACCAGTCTTAGTAACCTTCTTCTCTTCAGGCTCTCCATCTTTCTTATCTTCTTCTCTTGGTTTTTGGTTAGAGATAATCTCTCCACCTTCACCCATTGAAGCAGGTCTAATATACTCATCATAAGTATATATTTCACCTAGTGTAAGTTCTTTGATGGCATAGTTTGTAGGTACTCTTCTGTGTTGAAGTTCAGTAGCTACATGGACTGCTTGAATAGTAGTAACACCAGTAACATGGTCTGAATCAATTCTCTCAGTAATACCATGAAAGATATGACCATTATCAAAGGTTAGAACAAACCCAAACTGTGCATCAGGAATAGGACTATCCATAAGCACTTCAGTAGGAAGTTGGAAACTAATACTAGGTGTATCCATAATTTTATGACTTACACTAATATTGTTTCCTAGGAATACATCATTAGTAATGTAGTGTCTAGTGTCCTTAGTTGGTTTCCAATACAGAGTCAGGGACATTACCAAACACCTCCACAGCTCTAGCCATTACAGCTTCTTCAGACATATCTTCACTCTTTGATTCTACATTAGACATGAGTTCATTCATCTCTTCCTGAGAACGGATAGAGTCAGCAAAGCAAGCACTACATGGTTGTGGATAGAATCCTAGGAATCCTGCTACAACTACATTGAATAATTCTACTGCAGAGTGATAGATTTCTTCTACCTCTGCATTATTCATGTCTACTTGCCATGCTTCAAAAGCAGTAATCATTTGAACTGAAGCATGTTTAAGTGAACACCACAAGTCTTGGTTAGCATCCTCAGTAGAAAGGCTCTGTAAGGCTCTCATAACGCTTCTACGCTGTTCTGTAGTTCTCTCTAGTGTTTCCTTCGCAAACTGAAGTTTCTTTGTTAGAGAGCCTCTCACAGCTTCATCTGATGTTCCTTTAACATAGAGCAATGAATAATACTTTTCTACAGTAATTCTAAAATGGTATTCAAGAGCTACAGTGTTGATTAGATTGGTAAGTAGTTCTTCTGTAAGTCCTACTGATGATTGTTTGTTCATTAGATTGTCAACCTTTCATAGTCAATAAATACACAGAATGATTCTGAGGTAACACCATCAACTGAGATGATATTATATCCTCTCTTGATATGCCACCATACATTATCACAAAGTGTTAGATTCTCATTACTTACAACTTCAGCTTCACCACATAAAGCATCTGTAGGACAGCTAAATGACTGAACTAAACCAGTGCTTGAAATAGATAGATAACCTTGGTCATAAGTACCTTTAAGCTTAACCATAGTATCATTAATCATGATTCTAGGGTCTTTAAATTTACCTTGTAGAGTAATTGTTACATCTCTAGACTCAACTACAGTGTCTGAATAGAACTTGGTAGACCAAGCACCATCCACACAAGCATCACAGTGAGATTCACCCCAAAGCCTTTCATTACCAAACCTTTCTCTACCAAGTTCACAGTTATGGATAATACGGTAGTCACTATTACATTTCTGATAGAAACTTAACCATACATCCCCTTGGACTTCACATAGAGAAATAGCTTTAGATAACTCACAGCAATCTTTAGCACAGTCTTCACAAGTACCATTAAGAGTTCTGGAAGTCTGACAGAAAGCTTGGCATGTAGAGTTTTGGAAACAACTAGCTATCATGTTAACAAAGTTACAGTCAGCATAAGGAAGAAGGAAAGTAGTATATCCATCTGCTTTATGCCATACTGCATCAGGGTTAGTAAATGATACCTGGAAGCTTAAGTATCCATTGTCTCTAAAAGTCCACTCATATGTAGGAGTATAAGAGTCAAGGATGGCATTACACCATATTAACTGACCACCAGTATCAATAGCCCACAGCTTACCTACTGTAAGCAAATTGTCTTTGATGAAGTCTTGGTGTGCTTGGATGTTTACCATATCCCAATCTGTAGTTCTGATAGATAAGTCTAGAGTAATCTTATCATCTTTAAGGAGAACCTGGTCTCCTATAATCTTCCAATAACTACCATTCCTAAACATGTACTCTGTAGTTTCATACTTAGTAGTTATTGATTCTGAAGGACTAGAGTTAATAGCTTCAGTACCACTAAACACTAGGTCATTGTATTGAATGAACCTTCTAGGTCTAGCTACAAAGTCTGAAGTTGACCTAGCACCTAAACATGTTGTCATGGTCTAACTACCCCCTTAATTTCACTCAAACCATTGATGAATGAAGCTTTATTATCTACATTCTGAGTAATGTTGTTAGTAGTATTGTTAACTACAGAATGTCCTGTATGTCCTGCTAGAGCTTTGAGAGCTTGTGTAAGATTCATTTGATTTAGGTTATCAAGGAATTGCTTACCTAGCATTGATGATACTGAACGTTTAAGTACATACTCACCTGCAGTTAGCATAGCAGGAATAGTATCAGTACCTAGTGAAGCAAAGCTTCTTCTACCTACTACACCACCTGTAGAGTGGTACTCAGGAATAATACCTCCATGCTGTCTCTTCTTGGTACTCTTAACTGTAGTTTCATTGATAGTAATATCAACTGTCTTACCTCTAAGAGAATCAATAGCTGATTGGATTTGTTGGATTTTATTAAGTACAGAACTTACATCAAAACCATTAGCAATCTTACTAGAGATAGAAGCACCTAAAGCTTCCCAACCAAGATTCTCAATTTGATTCTTCTGCTCATTCATCTTATCAACAATTCTACTTCCAAGTCCTGATACAAAACCATTAGAGAAGTTACTTCCTGATTGTTGACCAAGTGTTGAAGCCATTGAAGCAAACTGAGCTAGAGCAGTTTGTATCTGATTGATAGTATTCAAGATGTTTGTCAAGTTACCAACAATAGCATCATTATCATTGATACCTGATAGGCTTTCAATAGCTGTCTTAATAGCATTAATACTATTGTTGAAGTTATCAGCATTTACTTCAGGGAATTGATTAATAGCGTTAGCAATAATCAAGATATTATTTACTGCTTGTACTGCAGACATAATATTAGATGATAGCTTCTGAATGTTTTGCAAGCTTGTAGTTAAGCCTGAATCATCTGAAGAAGCAAGAGACTGAAGTACAGATTTAATCTTAGCAACTCTAGTTTCAATACCTGAACCTTCTACATTGATTAGGTCTGGGATTGTCATGAGTGTTTCTGCCATTGTCTTAAAGCTATTAACTACAGAGGTTACTTGACCTACAGCTTCAGTCACTTTAGCAAGTTTACCAATGTCTTGGATAAAGCTTCCTGTGTCACTGTCAGTTAATGATTTAAGAACTGATTGAATCTTAGCTACACGTGTTTCAATACCACTACCTTCAATGTTAATCAAGTCAGGAATCTGTGACAGAGAATCAGCAATAGTCTTAAGTGAGTTAATCATATTGCTTGCTTCTTCTGCTAGTTTACCATAATCTGACTTACCTTTAAAGGCATCAAACATAGACATTAAACTTCCACCGTTTTCACCTGCCTGGGTGATTGATTGAAGTGCTTGTCTTAACTGTTCAATCTTAGCAGGAATACCACTAAGGTCTTCTATTGAGTTAATTTCATTAAGTGATGAAGCAATGCTACTAAGCTTACTTGTAAACTCAGTTACACTCTTAATATTTGATGTCACATCCTTATTGAAAGGTGTATCTTTACCAAAGATGTCAAGTGTAGCTAGTTCACTAATCTTAGACAAAGCATTTTTAACTGACTCAATCTTAGATGAGATGTCCAATCCATCAGGGATATTGTTAAGGCTATCAACAATATCTTTAATTTTATCAGTTAGTTTCTTGAAGTTCTCAAAACCTTTAAGTTTATCACCTACATCAGGAGGTGTAGGAACTTCAAATTTACTTACTTTTTTAAGTGTAGTCTGTAGGTTATCTAGTTTAGTTTCTAAAGCTTCAAGACCTGCATCATCTAACTTAAGGTCACTAATCTTCTTAACAAAGTCAATTAGTTTAGTGAATGACTTAAACTTTGCATCTAGTGAAGCACCATCAAGTTTAGAAGTAAGAGCTTCTAGTCCTTTACTGATGAAGTTAATAGAATCAAGCCAAGAATCATTACCTAGCTTCTTAAGGCTATTCATGACATTAGTTAGGTTACTAATCTTTTCATCAATAGCAGATGTGTCAGAAGGTACTTCTACCTCATTAATATCTTTAATGAACTGTGTAAGCTTCTTAACTGTACTGATAAGATTACTTGTAGCTAAACTATCAAAGAATGTACCTAGAGCATTGATAGCATTAAGGATAGGGTAAGATACAGAAACAGTACCTAGAGAGAATGTTGAAAATGCTTGATTAAGTTGTTGGTGAATAAGACCAATCTTCCTAATCTGTGATACAAGTGAACTTACATCATCAGGGAGTTCTAAGTCCTGGATGTCTTTAACAAACTTAGATACCTTATTGAATATCTTAATATTGTTTCCTGTCTCAAAACCTTCAAAGAATGAAGAAAGAGTATTAAGTCCATGAATGAATGGGTTAGATATACCACCACTATCACCAAACTGAATATCAGCAAAAGCACTATTAAGTGTCTTTTGGATATTAGCAATATTCTTAAGTTTAGTCTTAAGAGCTGATAGGTCTTCAGGCATGTTAAGCTGACTTAGTGTAGCAATTAGGTTAGCTACCTTAGTAATATTATCTGTTAGAGAGTTTACTTCTAAACCTTTAACAATATTACCAAAGGTATTACCTAGAGACTTAAGTGCATCTACAGGGTTCTTAATACCTCCACCACTTACAGAACTAAGCTCATTAATAAGTTCAGTCATGTTCTTAAGTTTCTTGATAGTATCCTTAAATTTAGACTTATCTGGTACATTCTTCATGCTACCTTGTAGCTTATTAAGTTTATTGACAAGGTTAATAATACTCTCAATTTGAATAGCTTGTGCTAAGTTACTAATAGTACCAAAGATAGATGGTAATAGAGCTAGAGTAGATATATTACCACTAATAGCACTTGCTAAACTCATTTCAGTAACAAGAGCTGTAAAGTTAGTCATCTTCTTACCGAAAGTACCTGCATTAGGTAATTTAACTTTATTGATTCTAGCTACAGTCTTAGCTACAGACTCCATAGCTTTAGCAACTACTACCATAGTACCTGCAGTAGCTAACATGGACAGTAACCCTGCTCCTAGAGCTAAAGCTCCAATACCTTCTGTAGCTACCATTAAAGCACCAATACCAGTAGCAATAGCTCCTACTAAAGTAACAAGACCTGTCATAGCTAACATTGTTCCTGATACCTTACCTGCATCAAACTTAATCTTATTAAGCTGTTCCATAGACTTAGCCATGATAAGCATACCAGTTACTACTCCTGCAATAGCAGTAGCACCAATAGCAAGGTCTTTACCTAGCTTAAATTTTTGAATAGCTTTACCTAGTAGTGTTGCATAACCACCCATAAGAGTTACCATAGTTACCATAGTACCTACTTTAACTGTAGCTTCAGTAAAGTCCATGTCAGTATTACTGATGTCTTTAAAGGCACTAGCAATAAGTTTAATAGAACCTGCAAAGGCTAACATCTTAGCTGAGTCTCCTAGTGACTTAGTAAGACCACCTAATAGGCTTGTAGAGCCACGAGAAGCCCTTCCTGAGCCACTACTTCCACCCCTACTGAAAGGGTTCTTAAAGTTCTTTAACAGCCCTAGAGTGCTTGATAATGCCCTTACAGAACGAGCCATCTTAGATACTACTAACCAACCTGCAGAAGCAGTAATAATACCACCAAGAATCTTACCAGTATTCTTACCATGATTATTAATTTTAGCAAAGCCTTTAGCTAGTAATTCAATTCCCTTACCAATAGGGGCTAGGTAGGTTACAAAGTCCTTAAGACCTTGTTTAAAGTCAAACTCTCCAAACATATCTTTAAAGAGTGACATTGCTTTGCCTACACCTTTACTTACAAAGTTTTGAATAACATCACCATTCTCTGATACTGTATTCATCAACTTAACAAGTCCATCAATAGCAGGTGTTAAAGCTCCTGGTTCAAATGGAGTACCTACAAGACCTACAGTAAGGGATTCTCTCATGTTCTCCCAAGCTGATTTAAGGGTCTTGGTGTTTGTTGCAGCCTTTAACAAGGCAGGGTCTTGACCTACTTCATTCAATACCTTGATGAAGTCTCTACCTAGTACCTTACCTTCTTTCATGGCATCAGCTAGGTTATCAAAACCAGATTCATCTTTAAACTTCTGAACAACCTTTTGTGTAGCTGTACCACCGATTGCATCCCTAATAGGATTCCAGTCTCTTGCTAAGACTTTACCATCTAGAGACATCTGTTTAATCTGTGTAGATACACGTTTAAGGGCATTAGAAGGGCTACTAGCAAGGGCTGAGATATTGGCAAGGTTTTTGGTTAGGTTATCAAAACCTCCAAACTCCTTATCAAATCCTGCCCCTTTCAATGCACCTGCCAAGTTAGTAAGCTCAGCTACATTGTACTTAGTTTGAGCACCATATTTAGAAAGGTTTTTAAGTGTTGAGTTGATTTCTTTGTCACTAAGAGGATTGTCTAGTGACCTCATGTTGTTTACAAATTCATTCTGAGCATCATATAGCTCTCCTGCATCTTTAGCAAAGCTTTTACCAATGTTCAAAGCTCCCCTAGCAGATAGAGCCAATACTTTACTAGAAATCCTATCTAAGGCATTAGAGATAGCTGTAAGACCTGAAGTGTCACCTTGAATCTTAACAGTTCTATTCTTGTTTACCTTATTGTCAATATCATCTAAGTCTTTCTTAGCTTTATTGATATGTGATAGGTCAGCATTTACTTTAAAGGTTTTACCCTTAAGACCATTAAGGTCTGAGTTTACCTTAGTAATGCTTCTAGTGTCTGCATCTACCTTAACACTTACTGTCTTATTCTTAAGAGCTAGCAAGTCTTTTTGTACCTTAAGTACCTTATTACCATTACTGTCAACATCAACTCTTATACGTTTGTTTTTAAGTTTATTGACAGTATTAAATAAGGCAATAACATCCTTACTGTTTGTTACTGCCTTAACAACTATAGTAGTACCTTTAGAATACTTATCTAACTTGCTCAGAAGGTCAGTAAGGCTCTTATCTACCTGGGAGGTAACTTGTACCCTTAATTGCCTTTGAGCCATACTCTACCTCTTTCTTAAGCTTCTACATAACGGTCATAGAATTTACCATTTCTACGAACAAAGGTAACTTCTAGTGACAAGTTGACTTCATCTGAGTTGTTGAACTCTTCTGAGTGTGAAGTGATGATACCATAGAATCTGAGGTATTCACGTTTACCATTAGTAGATACTCTTGGAACTGTGAACTCAGCTTCAAATGAATCAAGACGGTCTTCATTAGCTTCAAAGTGTTCTACTTCTTTTTCAGCATCATAAGTTACCAATACTTCACGGTTGATGTATTTCTTATTGACATACACTGTACCAAAGTCCTGAGCCTTAACATTTGAGATAGCTACAAACTCGTTAGGGTCTACAGGAGTTACAGATGGTACTTGAAGTGGTTCAAGATATACACCATTACAGTTTTCTCCAAGAGAGATAATTACTGAGTTACAAGTTGGATACAAGTCAGCAAGTTCAATGTAACCATACTCAGTACCATTAACAGTTTTACCTTTAACAGTAAACACTCTTGTAGTTGGAATACCAGCTACAATAGTTCCACCTTTAGACTCCAATGGGTTCAACCAGAAGTCATTAAGTGAACGAGTAGCACCTGAAATACTTGTAGTGATTTCAGTAGATGAAGGGTCATATCCTGAACCGAAACATCTAGCATCTGAAGCACCAAGTGAGATGTCATGAGTGAATGATTCCAAACATGAGATAAGCACGTTATCAGACTTGTGTAGCTCATTCTTACAAGCAATAGTCTTGATAGATGAGATACCGAATGGTTCTTTAACAAGAGCATCATTCTTGTCTTTATGCTTAATAGTGTACTCTACATGGATACCATCTTCTGAAGGAATCCATCCTGTACCAGTTTGAGATTTAATTGACAATGGGTTAGCAAAGTCAAATTGTGCTACTTGGAACACATCTGTAGCTAGACCTGCTCCTGTAAGTTCTACAGCGTATGTGTAAGAGTTCTTACCTTCTACATCATGCAAGTCTGAAACTTTAGCTTCAACTGTAACTGTATCTGAACCAAGGAAAGTAACATACAAGTAATGGAATCCAAAACCTGCTTTAGTGTAATCACCACGGATGTCATAGGTAACTGTAGCTTCACCTTCAACTGGTTTAACATAAAGTGTACCTGTCATGTGACAAGCTTTCTCATTACATCTAATCATGTCTTCAGGTGTAGTCAAGGCATCAAATGATTGGAACTCACCCTTAGTAATTTCACGATAGTTCTTAGTTGAAAGCTCAGTGTAGTAGTTAATCTTTTCAGATACTCTAACACCAATGATTTCATTTTTGTTTTGCTTAGCATAACCATACATAGGATGAGTAAGCTTTGGCATACAACCTTGTGTCATTACTTATCTCCTTTCTTTTCTTTTTTGTCTTCTTTAGCTTCTGCTTTAGCTACAGAGTTGAGCTTAGCTTCTGCTACTACTTGTCTAATTCCTGCAAGTTGTCGTTGAGCGTACATAGTACCATTCTCACCTGCAAGCTTTTGTCTAGACTCATAAAATGCGTCTAGGTCTAGTGGTTGTTCTTTAATCATCCACATTCTCCTACAGTAATTTTAAATTGTTTTGAGATAGTGTTTATCTCATCATCTACTTGTTCAAATGTAACTGGATAGTCACTGATACTAACCACATTACAAATTTTGTCTTCAAAGTTAGGTAATTTTTGTAAGTCTTGGAATATGTCTCGGTAAACTACTTCATTCTCAATATAAGACCTAGAGAACATCATAGCTTTCAATCTTCTATCTACTTTATCTTCTAGGTCTAAGTTACCTTCAGGTGTATTCTCTAAGATAAGCTCCTGGTCAGCAGAAATGGTAGTCCAATGATATTTAAAAGTAATTAGATACTCACAATAACACTGTGAAGAGTAACCTACATTTGATACATCTACTGTTAATAGTGGTAGGTGAGCATTGAAATTTGACTTATAGAATTGAGCTGTAGAGAAATGACGATTGAGTTCATGCATAAAATTCTCATAACGAATGGTTGTGTCTCTAGACATCTCATCTACAGGCTCTAGAATTAGGTCTAAAATATCTATACCATATTCAATAAGCCATCTCTTAATATTAGTGAAAATCTTCCTCTTCATCCTGCACCTACCTGATTAATTGCTTTATCCAAGAAAGGGTTGGCAGGAGTCTTATAAGTACCGTCATGATGATACCTTGCATAATTCCTACCTCTAGGGTTTCTAGGGTCAGTTATAAGCAAGTCTTCATCAATACCTACATAGAAGTCCTCTCCACTCTCTTCTACTGTTACAGAGTCTCTTAAAGCCCCTGTATCAACATGTATATTGTTTTCTACTGCTACTTTTAATTCCTGAACTACAGTGTGCATCTCTTCATCAATCCAAGAGTCTATCTCAGCATCACCTGTTTTTCTTCTCCTAACCACAATTATCTTCCTGTGTGACTTTCATCTGCAGTAAGAGCATCCCTAACTCTTAGTTTATACTCTTCTCTTGATGTAAGTCTTTGACCACGGATGATTAGATAATAACAACCAGGCATGACTTCATTCTGTGATACTGCTAGAATCTTCCACCAATAACCTAAGTCAGGTTCATAGATGTAGTCTCCTAGGACAATATCATAGTTTCTTTGTTGGGATTGTCTCCAAACCTCAATATAGAATAGCTTATGATGTAGCTCTTGTTCTGTCTCATAGGTATCCTTACTAAAGTTCCTATAAGCATTATAGAACTGTACTACTTCTACACAAGTAAATTGGTTTGTTTGTTCCCAAACGGTTGAATCAATTTGCCTACCATTATCATCATATTGTGGGTTAGTAGTTCCATGCCTAAAGATATAGACATCTTTAGCCATTAGATAACCTCTTCAAATGCTTGTAGCTTGTTACCGTTGACATAACTGTACTTATTCAAGAGTGCCTTACCTAACTCATCAGGCACATCATACTCTCTACCAAGGTAGAAGTTAAACTCTCTATCATGATAGAAGTATCTGTAAGGCTCTAGGAGAGCCATTTCAGTCCTACCAATAGAAGATTGACCACAAGCACTGCAACCACCTCTTCTAGTTCTTCCTGTAGGGCTATTTACACCTCTATATCTAACTCTCATTACTTACTCTTTCCTACTGTAATTTGCTTTTCAGTCCTTAGATTATAGCTTCTGCCACAAAGAGAATATCTTCCTAGGCTATCTTTGTAAAAGTTATTTACTAACTGAGAGAAGAAGTATTCTTGTGAATCCTTGTTAATCTCCCAAACATACTTAATAGTATCTACATCCTTTTGTACCAAAGAAGCCCCTGCTGATAGTCTATTGACATTAGCACAGTCACCAACACTCATGCAGTTATTAGCTATAGCAGTATATCCTGTAAGATAGTGACAAATTAAGTCATTCCATTCAGGATTACTAAGGTCATAACCTGCTTCATATCTCATGACTAACACATTATGAGAACAATTCTTATCACAAGAGTTGTCCTCAGTGTTCATAAGCTCATCTAGTCTGATAAAGAACTTATCAGCAATATCATCATAAGTAAACAAGCTTTTATCTAGAGGAACGATATTGACACCTCTAGAGCTGTACTGTCTTAACTCCACTGTAACCGTATCTAGATTAATAGCTTTCCAATATGGATGTACTTGAATACAAGTGTAGCTACAGAGTTCTCTATTTAGGTCTATTGTGTGGATTCTACAACACTGCTCAATAGTTCCTCCTGCAACATCCCAACAAGTAATGTTACTTAGAAACCTAACAAAGTTACCCCAAATAGTGTCAAACTCAGATTGAGTAACCTGACTCATACAAGCACATCTGCTTTTAATGGTATCTAGTAACATATCTCACCTCTTAGGCTTTTGGAATGTGTACCATTGGGAATGGAACTTCACCGTCCAAAGCACCCATGATACGAGTGTATACACCTGCAGAACAGTTAGCTGACAATGGCATACCTGTGAGCAAGATGTTACGAGCATAGTTAGCTGAGTGAGCTACCCCTGCATTTTCATAGATGTCACAAGCTACAAAGTTACAGTCTGAATCTGGTTCAAGAGTTGTACCTTGACGGATTTTATCTGCAGGAATGAGCAAGTCTTTGTAAACCATTGATACTTTAGTTACTGACAAGTCAATAATGTAAGCTTCAAATGTGTTGTTTACTTCCAAGTCTTTAGGTACATAGATGTCTTTGACAATAGGAATACCTTTGAATTTAAGAGTCACTGGTGTACCGTGGAAGCTACCAAAGTTACCTCTTTCCCAACCTGCAGGGAGTTTACCATTTTTACCTTCAACAACTACATCTGAAATAGCTGTGTGTCCTACTGGATGAACAAAGATAGCATAGTTAGTTGAAGTACCTTGGTTAAGTACATCAAGGATACATCCTGCTTGTGCAAATGCTCCAAGGATGTCTCCTGATTGAATAGGAGTTACTGCAGGGTGTGACATTACTTCTGCAATACCGTGGAAAGGTCTCAAACCTTTACCTTGGTAGTTAACCAAACCTTGTGCAATAACACGTTGTGTACGGAAGGCAAATGAGAACCATGCAATGTATTGCAATGAAGCTTCATAAGTCATTCCTGCTCTTTGGAAGTAGTTAAGCAAGTCATTAGACTTGTACTTAAGAGCTGAGTTCATCATCTTGTCAAGTGTTGTTTCACAATCTTTCAAGCAAAGTGAGAAGATTTTAGCTGAGTCAGCACAAGCTTGAATTTCAAACGGTGTGAAACAGCATCCTTGACCATCATCAGGGTCTGTAGTACCCCATGTGTAGGTTTCAGTAACCCACTTACCTTTGTTGTTTTTAACAAAGGTAGCGATTGATGATTCTGCAATAGATTCAAGCATTGAAGCTACCATTGGTGATGTGATGTTAAAGTCACCCAATGATGGCAATGCTTTTGAGTAGTCTTTAGCAATACCGAAAGGAAGCTTATGACCCTCTCCTGCATTTTCCATGTTTTTCTGAATTGCTGTAGCAAGTTCTCCTACAACTTCTTCAGTATAAATGTCATTAGTAACATTACTCATTAAATTTGTCCTCCTGAATGAATACCAGTATATCCTTTAGGCATCATGTTTGTAGGTTCTGCCTTTTGAGTAACTGATACTACGTTAGCTTCTTCACTGTTAAGCAATTTATTTAGTTCATCCACTACTGACTGTGATTTAGAACTTTTAGCTACAAGTTTTTTGTTGTCTTTTTTCAAAGCTTCTACTTTAGCTTTAAGTTCTTCATTTTCAGCTCTAAGTGATTGAATTTCAGTAAGAGCTTGTGTAAGCAATTCTGTAGTTTGGTCTACAACTTCTTCAGTTTCTTCCTCAACTACTTCTTCTGCTTCCTCTACAACCTCTTCAGAGGTGTCTGATTGCTCTTCTGAGCCTTCTTTTACCTCTTCAGGTGTATTTGTACCTTCTACCTCTTCATCAGCCTTAGAAGGCTCTTCAGGGGCTTCTACAACCTCTTCTACAGTTTCTACAGATTCATTATCTACAGAATTGTTTGCTAGAAGAGATTTTACCTTTTCAAAGAATGTCTTATCCATAGGAGTGCCTTTCATTTCATTTAGTAATTGTAAAGTCTCTAGCTGTTTCCCTGTAGTAGATACCATAGCTACAAGGTCTTCTACACCTTCTACAGATTCCTCTGCATCATTGAAGATATTGTCCACAAACCCTAGCTCTAAAGCCTGGTCTGAAGTAAGCCATGTCTCTTTGAACATCATATCAAGGATTTCATCTTCACTGAGACCAGTCTTTTTCATATACACTTTAGCGATTGATTTCTCAGTAGAGTCAAGCATGTTGAGTGAGCGTTCAAGACTTAACTTGTCTACTGTTTCTTCATTTCTAAAGTGTGGTTGGTGAATCATAATTTGTGCTTGGTGTGAGATATTTACTTCATCTGCTCCAAGCATGAATACTGAAGCGATAGATGCAGATAAACTTGTAATGTTTACTACAACTCTACCACTGTAGCTTGAAAGCATAGTATAGATTTCACTACCTGCATTAACTGAACCACCACCTGAGTTAAGATTGAAGGTTACTTCTTCTCCACCTGCTTCAGCTAGGATTTTCTCAACATTTTTAGCTGAGATGTAGTCCTGCTCTAAAGCTTCCATGAACAAAGCACCTTCAGAATCAACTACAGTACCTGCTAGTCTATATGTTCTCATGTTAGACCTCCTTAAAGTCAAATAGGTGTACTTCTAGTTTGATAACTCTTCCACCACAAGCTTGACAAGGAACTGGGTTATAAGGAACACCAATACTGTCTAACCAAGCACGGTTACTAGCATTGTCAGGGAATCTTTGAGTGAGTCCTTTAATTGACTTAATAAGAGCTACATCTTCAGTCTCATAAGTAGAACCATACTCAAACCTAACATTTTTAAGCTTAACAATATTACCATCTAAATAATTTACTCTGAATGTCTTACCATCAGGAAACAGTTTTGACAGTGTATACTTAAGCTTCATCCTTCTTAGTTCCCTTTACCTTTTTACTTCCAATTTCTTCAGGTGTAACTACCTCTGTAATACCAGAATCAAGACCAAGTTGTCTTTCTCTACGCTCTTGTAGTGCAAGTTTGTATTCATCTGTAATTTGAGGAAGTTCTACCTCAACTTCTTTTTTCTTAGCCATAGATGTTCCTCTTAGAGTCTATCAATATCTGGTGGTGGAGGAAAAGATACAGTAACATTATTACCTGGTGTAACTGCTGTGTCTTCCTCATCCCCAATGTTACAAGGTTTACACCATTTGCATGGCATTTCTTCTTTTTCTTCAACTTCGTTTGGAAGTCGTTTCCAAGTATCACCACAACACATGAAGATTCCTTGGACTTGCTTAGTTGCAGGGTCTGTGTAGTTAATAGCTACAGAACCTTGACCATCCCAAGCTGTCAAACGTTGTAGAGCAGTCTGAGCTTCAGTACCCTTAAGAGTAATTTTTTCTCCATTGTGAGTAAGCTCTACTTTAGCTGTGATTACTTTCATCACATACCTCCGATTATTTTAATTACTGGTTAAAATAGCTCATCTAAACTAATACCAGTAGATGTACCTGTGTTTTTATAGTGAGTAATCACTTCATACATCTGTTTTGCATCATCATTGGTGAGTTGGTCTTTAAAGTCATTGATGAAGTCTTGTTCTGATACATTCTCTACTTTAAGTACAGCATACTTATCAGCTTTTCCTTCTTTTACTTTACCAATTACATAGGACAGAACAGATGGAGTATAAATACTTCCTTGTGATTGCTCAGTACAAGCTCTATAGTCTACTACAATAGAGATTGTTTTAGCTTCTTTATTAACTTTGATACGGTTGATAAAGGCAATTGATTCATTAACTACAAGTCTTTCTCTTGGAGTTGAAGTCAAATACCCTTGGTTATCAGTTTGTGGTACTTTAATAGCGTTTCCTGCAGGTTCAAGACCATTTCTTCTAACCTGCTCATCTAGCTTATTAAGCTCCACGTAGTCTTCCATAGTGTATACTTT